GACCATCTTGTAGCTGAGCGTGTGGATTGTCGTACTAGCCATTGCCTAACCTTTGGAAGTATTCCAACGCTGCCTGCGGGTCCATCGCCCGCTGCTCCTGCTCGACCGGAAACCAGCCGTGCAGGTATCCATACGCCCACCACTCAAACAACTGCTCTTGCGTCAGTTCATCGGCCACGGCGTCTGCATCTAACCGGCCAGCAATTTCAGCCAGCCGCAGATGCAGAAACCGCCGATGGTTGTTCTTTAGCCGTCTGATGTTTTTTTTAGTTTGGCCTCGATGTCTTCATCCGACAGACCAGCCAGCGACATCGCCACGTCTGCCAGCCGTGTCACCACCGCAGCCGGCATCTGCCGCATCGTCGGGAAGTCATCCTCGCTGAGGTACGGTTGCCCGTCGTCACCAACCACGCACAGACTGACAATCTTTAGCCGTGCGTCCTGCTGCCGCTGTTTGTTTACCTTGTCGCCTGGCCTCAGCCACAGGTCGAACTCCCGCACCCGCAAAGATTCAGGAAGTTCCCGCATCTTGACCAAACCGAAGTCCGGCACCTCGACCTCGACAATTCGGGACTGCCGTGCTGCTAAAAACTGCTCTCGATTCATCGCTGCTCCTAGGTGTTGTACCAATCAAACTTAACCTTACATGCGGCAGTGTTTGCGATGGCAAACAGGCTGACCGAAGCTCCAAGCTGGAAAGCTGCTTGGCCGCCGTTGGGGTCCAGTTTGATTGCGTTTGCCCCGCCAGTTACAAACCGCAGGCTGACAAAGTTGGTGGTGTCCAAATTCGTCGCCACGATGTAGCCAGGAACGCCATCGCCGAAGCTCACGGCCTCCTCGCTGGTGCCAACGTCTTGGCAGACGCTGCCAGCCCGTGCGGTGGTTTGATTAAACTGCCGCGTTTGCGTGGCAGTGGTTTGCCGCAGGTATCCGTTCGTGACGGACGCCCCGATGGTGATACTGATTTCGTTTGCCATTAGTCGTCATCCTCGCTTTCCATTTCGATTGGTTCGGCAACGCTTGTAATCTGGTCCGGCTTGATTCCGAACTCCGTTTCGACCAGCACCTTGACCGCAGTAACAATCCACGGCTCCTGTGATGCCTGCCAGTTGATGAACTGGACCCGATGGTAAGGCGGGTCGCCGGTATAGCCAACGAGGCCGTAACCGTCCGCGATAATTGACCGCAGCTGCGGGAATAGCGGGTTGCCGTTCTTGTCCTTGGCCGGATGCGGTGCCAGCCGTACACGTTCTGCCATCTGCTCTGCCTCCGATTAGTTGCCTGGTGTGAATACAGGTGCAGTCCCGCCAGACCACTTGACGGTCATTTCGCCTGTCTGCACTTGGTTTGTCTGCAGCGGTGGGAACTTAACTCGCGTCACCAGTCCGCTCCCGGCGTAGGTCGCCGCAGTGGTTCCGCCAGGTGCGACCGGCCAAGTGATGGTGACAGTCTCGGCGGTCGTGCTGGTGGCGTACCAGCCAGCGGTGCCGGCTGGGTCAAACTGGAACGTGAGGCTTATTTCGCCCGGTTCTTCCAAGTCGCCAGCCATGTAGGCGGGATTGGTGCTGCCTAGGTGCGTGATGTCGATTGCAGGCCGGCTGCGTTCTCCGGGGTCAACAAGTAAAATGTTTAATGACCGGCTACTGGTTCCGAAGGTAATCGTGGTGCCGTGGCCCGTGTCGATTCTTGTATTTGCCATTTGGCGACTCCTTAGCTTGTGGCTTCTGTGTACATGACGATGTAATCCCTGCTCACCCAATACCGTTTTTGTGCGGACCCAGCGACTGGCGGATCGAACCCTCGCCGGTAGCTGACGTTGCTGGTCACGTTGACCACCTTGCTGCTGCTGTTCATCGTGCCCCTAAACATCTGCAGTGGCGCGAGACGAACGGCCTCCGCAAGGTTATAGGCAGCGGTCCCCGTGACGCCGTAGCAATCGATTTGAATGCGGTTCGAGGCAATGCCGCTGATGCCGGTCAAGTGTTCGTTTGATTCGCCTGCGAAAATCTCAAGGATGATGAACGGCAGAACCGCTCCTTCCTTGGCGTCGTGCAGATAAATCCGTGCAGCGTCGCCGGTGCCGACCAGCGACGTGATCGCTGACTTGCTTTTTAGGTACGCTCGCAGGTCCGTTAGGATGTCTGGCATTAGCTAAGCCTGCTTGATGACTGTTTTTTTGTTTCGTTTGCGGTGCGCCCGCACCATTGCTGATTTCAACACGCCAAAAATGGCGTCTTGCTGCTGTGCCTTTGTGCTGTCAACAGCAGGTGCAAGCCAGCGTTTCGCCTCAACAAATGTCTTGCGGGTCGCTGGTTCGTCGCTCCAGTAGTAGGCACGGTGCCCGTATTCAAGCAAATGCGAATGTGCTGTCGTTCCAACACGTCCTTTTTGCTTTTCAGCCCCGACGATTGCCACCCAGACTTGACCATCACCGTAGTTCTTTACCTTAAAACCGATGGCGTCGGCCAGTGGCACACGTGCCTGGTCGGCACGCTTTTGCTTTTGGCTTTTCTTTTTTGCTGTTTGCGTGATGGAACTTCGCGGCACGTTTGGAATTGCCGCAAGTTTTACAACCTCAGCCGCTTTTCGCAGGGCAGACGACAACACACGGCCACGCACCAGCCAGTCCAGTTCAGACAACATGCTTTCGATGTTCAAATCCTCGAAAAGCTCAATGCCCATCTTTATTGCTTTTGCCATCAGACCACCACCTCCGTCACCTGCATCATGATCCGCGTGCTGTTGTCCATGCTCAGACAGTTTCGGATTTCGTAGTAGGTTTGCGTCAGTGGCTGGTATGCTCGCATGTTCGGCAGGATTCCAGCGTAGTAACGCATTTCGATGACGTGCGTGATGGTCGCTTCAATCTGCCGCCCGCGGTAAGTCTCGCCGCCAGTTACCGCCGTGATGCTGCACGGCAGGTCACGCCACAGCGTCGTCGCAAATGCCGGGTCGTCCGAGCCGTCTGCTGACGTTTCGTTGTAGATGTGGATGCGGTCGCGGTACTGGCCGGGCTTCTGCCTCACGGGTAGTTGCTCCGTTTCATGCGCGCCAGCAGGTTTTCATACGCTTTGAATCCGCCCGTGATGATTTCGTTGCCCATCATCGTGCGTTCTTCAAAGTAATACCCAATCAGCAGCAGCATCGCCTGCTTGAACATCTGCGGCACGGACCCGCCGTTGGCACCGTATCCGGCAACGTAGGTCACGGTGATGCCGTCCCAGCGGTCGTAGGTTGTCGGCCATGCCGCGTTGCTATTAAGCCACACGCGGCGACGGTCCGCGTCCAGGCTGTAGTTGCTGGCCGAGAACGTCTGCTGCGTGTTGGTTGAGTCGTAGTAGGTGACCGAAGTAATGCTGGAGATCGGCCGGTAGTACAGTTGCCAATATTCTTCGTCGCCGGACCAGTTGAATTTCTCTGTAACCGTGCGATGAACCAGCACCACCTGACAGTCATGCTCAACCTGCTCCCGAGCCTGCTGAATCATCCCCTGCAGCTGATCGTCATGCGTTGAATCACCCGCGGCGATTTCTAGGTGTTTTTTCACCTCCTCCAGCTGCAGCGGTTCTACTGTCGCCGCTGCCAGAGTGATCGACTTGTCCGCTGTTCGCAGTGGTCCGCTTGCCGAGAATCCGCCCATTTCCAAACCTTTCCATCGCGTCTGCCTCGCCGGGGTACATCAAACGCACCTCGCCGGCCTTGTAGCTCAGCCAGTCCCGCACCAACTCAACCTGAACCTGCTCAACCTTTTTCAACTGCATTGCCGCCCCCTAAGAATTGCTCTCGCCACTGTTCTGGGTAAATGTGCTTGGGCTGCAGGTTCTCGTCGTAGATGGCGATCATTTCCTCCAAATGCCCGATTCGTGTTTCGCAGTCCACCCAAACGCGACGCCCGGCCTCCCTGAACCGATTCCAGAACCAGATGTCGTCGTCAATCTTGGCATCGGTCCAGCACCCGTCCAAATCAGGCCGGCTCCAGAACCAAGGCTTGGGCACGTCCCGCAGCCGGTCGAGCTTGATAGCCGTCAGCCCAAAGTGTGCCGTCGTGACTTCAATTGGCTCGCCCTGGTACTCGACCTGCGTTTGACCGCCGACCGTAAACAGCGGGATCTGCCTGCCTCGCCGGCATTGCATTGCTGCCACCGCGTCGTATTTCTCATCACTGCACAGCACACCCAACAGGCGATGCACCTGAGCGACGTTGAAACAACTGTCAAAGTCCACCGTGATGGCAATTTCAACGCCTGCCGCGATTGCATCCTCGAACATCCGCTGCATGCACTGGCCGTAGAAAACGCCACCAGAAACAATCAGCGGGATGCCCGCCTTTTTGAATGCGTGGTCGATGACGTTCCGGCTCCAGACGCATTCGTAGCGCGGGGCCGTCATAAACGCCGCCACCTTGGCTTCCATCTGTGTATCCATGT